CCGCATAACTAGCATAGGCGACGATCAGAGGTCGCAGACCTCCTATTAGCGTCTTTTCAAAACGCGTATAGGTGCGACTAGGTTTCTGGTCACCTAGAGGACTGTCATGGAGCAGTGCAAGATAGGCAGTTATGAACAGCGCAGAGATATTGCTGTTTTGGCTACCTTCCACACGAGCTGTGTTTTTGACGAAATGGCCCGCTGTACGGTATGCAGGCCCCTCCGGTTTGGGCGCAAGTACTACGCCCGGTTCCACTTACAGAGCTACGGTTGTCAGAACGCCACGGTCGAGTGCATCCACAATTGAAGTCGTGGGGTACCCGTTCGCAGCGGTCAGGGTCTTGGCGACGAAGCCAAAGGCTGCTCCGAGACGATCAGTGATGAACTGCGTACTTTTCGCAGTTTTCCCACTGTAGTTCCAGAACACGCCCGCGGATTCTTCGAAGTTTTCGACCTCACCCGTCTCCGTCGTTGTTTGACGAACAAGGGTGTACAAGGTAACCGTGCAGGACGTTTTGTCTGTCCGGCCGTCGTAAGACTTGACGACCGAAACACGGACAGCGTCGCTCGCCGCCCCGGCGTTATAGGTGAACTCGGCTTTGAGCACGTTCCCAGCGATGGTAGGGAGAATGAGGACGAAGTTCGCCCGCAATCCCGCATCAAAGGTCTTGAGCTTGAGGTCCAGATCCACCAACGTGGGGATAGGATGAGTGGTAGTGATAGTCAAGGTGAGGCTTTTCCTTCTCGCAGCATTTCGCATGCGAATTCATTACGTGACATAACTGTCACGGGACTGATTACCCAAGGGTCACAACAACTAGTGCACCTAAGGCCGCCGCGAATTGCAGCGATTGTGGAGGAGGTAGTAGGTCAAACCTACCATCCCTGGGAACAGGGTGGTGGAAGGATACACGCCGTATAAAACGACGGAGTTGTAATCCATCCCTAGAGGTAAGGCCTTCTCGTTGTAGCTCCCACGGAGTGAGCCGGTAGTCCAAACGGACTGAGTGCACATAGTAGTGCACGGGTAAAAGTGCCAAACCGAGATTGTTATCAAGGTTCTGCGCTTTGTACTCAAGACCAGTAAACCATGTGGCCACGAACGAGAACGGAACGGTGGCTAGAAAGTTCGAGGATGTTGGCCCAAAGCCAGTAGCTAAGAGCTGTAAGTACCGAACCATGTTGACACCAAGACTTCCCCGTAGGACAACTTTCGATACTGCCACGCATTTCAGCGTGCCCTCACCAATGGGTGCGGAGAATTCACGCGGTATTTCTATCGTGTGAGATCCGTGCAGTATATTGTTGCCCAATAACGATTCTGAACCGAGGAGTTTTATGGCATTAGTAGCCAGGCGATGCACTTCTTTCGCGTCCTCAATGGAGGGCGCTAGGCCGAATTTGAAGGCCAAGTATGCATTAGCCAGATCCTTGATCAGACCAGGAACGACCGACAAATCTCCGTTAGCGATCTTCTCCGCAGTGCGCCCGACTTGGGCGATCGCAGGCAGAAAGCTCAGGATCTCTGTGACTTCCGGGGCGCTCTCGAACCAGTTCGAAGAACTTTTGAACTTTTCGAAGGCCTTCCCCGCTGAGATTGACGCGATCCCACGAAGGTCTGTGCTGTATATGTAATCACAGTCATGACCAAACCGATCCAAGCGCGAACGTCCAGCTGGGTGGTAACCTGGCAAGTTATGCCAAAACCTG